AGGAGTGGAAGGACCGGCTCGATGCGATCGAGCAGGCGTCCGCCGCCGAGCGAGCCATCTTCGACCAGGAACGTCGGCTCACCGAGTTGATGGAGTACCGTCGGGCCCGCGTTGAGCAAGAGCAGGAGTACATCCTGCCTGACCTCCGTGACTTCGTGTCGGGGAGCACCCCCGAGGAGATCGACCGTTCGATCGAGATCATCAAGGAGCGATCCGAGATCATCTCGGCCAACTTCGCGGCTGCTGCCGCCCAGCAGCAACAGCCGTTCAGGGGCGGGGCCATGCCCTCTGTCCCACCCGTAGGACCACTGGAACAACTACCGAGCTACGAATCGTTGTCGCCCGAACAGATCGAGGCGATGGATATGGACACGTACAAGCGTCACCGGACACAACTCCTACAGGCAGCAAGCCAACAGCAGCGACGGGGTCGATAGCCCCTAACCAAGGAGTACAACCATGCCAGCAGGCACCAGCCTGGGTGGCGAGCTTCCGGTCATTTCCGGCATCACCGGTACGACGCGCCTCGCCTCGGGTGGCCCCCTCAGCCAGTACACGCCTCCGGTCGGCTACGACGCCGTCGCCGGGATGGACAACACAGCGGTCGGCTACGGAACGGGGGTGACCACTGGCTCGACCATGATGGGCCCCGCGATCCAGACGATCTGGTCGAAGGAGATCCTGTTCCAGTCGATGCCGGTTCTCCGCTTCGAGCAGTTCGCGGTCAAGAAGACCGAACTGGGAACGATGCCCGGCCTCACCGTCAACTTCATGCGCTACAACAACCTGCCGATCCCGGCGGGTCCGTTGCTGGAGGGCGTCCGCATGAAGACGCACGCGATCTCGGCCAACCAGTACGCGATCACGGTTGCCGAGCAGGGCTTTGCGGTGGCTGTTTCGGAGCTTCTCCTGAATGCTTCCTTTGATGACGTGATGGCCTCGGCCAGCCGCCTCCTGGGACGCAACATGGCGCTGTACATGGACGGCCAGGCGCGCAGCACGCTCCAGCGCTCGTCCTCGGTCGTCTTCGGCTACCAGAAGCCCGCCGCCATCAACGTCGGCTACGGCATCTACGAGCCCGGCACCGTCGCCGCCAACGTGTCGGCCGTGACCGGCGCCGCGGCCACGCCCGCCAACTGGTACATCCTCCACCCGTACTCCGTGAAGGACGCCGTCGAGGTGCTCGCCACGAAGAACGTGCCTCGCCTCGGTGAGACGTACGTGTGCTTCGTGCACCCGCACCAGGCCCGCAAGCTGCGCGACACCCCGGAGTGGATCGAGGTCACCAAGTACGCCGCACCGGGCAACTTCATGCTCGGGGAGATCGGGCGTCTGGACGACGTCGTGTTCATCGAGACGACGCAGATCGGGGCCCCGGTGGGCACCGACGCCACCGACCCGTGGCCCACGCTGCCCGGCGGCGCCGTCACCACGCCGAACCCGACCAACCCGGATTGGCGCGGCACGGCACTCGGCGCAGCCGGTGGCGACGCCACGTTCCCCGACATCCTCCAGCCCACCGCTGGCACCCCCGACGTCCCGCCGTACAACTCGGCGTCGGACGGCGGCGCCGGTGGCCTGGCCTACGACGCCGACGACGTCGCTGTCCCGGGCTGGGGCGCCCCATGGGGTCCGGCGACGTCGGCCTACGAGGCGATCATGCTCGGTGACAACGCGTTCGGCCAGGCCATCTCGCTGCCCGTCGAACTGCGTGACGGTGGCGTGCTCGACTTCGGTCGTGAGCATGCACTGGCGTGGTACTCGATCTGGGGCTGGGGCGTCATCACCGACTCCTCGGTCGTGAAGATCGTCACCAACTGATCATCGGAGCGGGTGGGGCGACCTGCACACCGTGGCCCCACCCGCACCGACCACCACGCCCCAAGGAGCACTGCATGAGCAAGGTCACCGTCCACGGCCCGTACACGATGTACTCGAAGGCCGTCGTTGGCAACTCCAACGGCTCGGCCAGGGCCACTGTCAACCCGGCCAACGGCCTGATCTGGACCCTCATCCCGACCGATCAGAGCCAGGTCGCGGCCAACTACGACTGGGCCTACACCGGGTCCAGCACGGCTGGTCCGACGAGCCCGATCGCTGACACCAAGAACCCCGCCCCCATCACCTTCGCCGCCGGGCCGCACACCATCACGCTGACGCTCAACGGTGTCGCCCAGCCGTCCTTCATCATCAACGCCGTCGCCGGTGTGGCGCCGATGATGATGATGACGCCGCCGGACGGTGGTGACGGTGAGGAGCCGCCGCCCGAGGACGAGTACGACCCCAACGCCCCCGACCAGGACTACGAGGTGCAGGTCGGCTACGACCCGGCGGCGCACACCGTCACCGAGGTGATCGGCTACGTCGAGGACAACCCCGATCAACTCGAAGACGTCATCGCCGCCGAGCGGGCGGGCAAGGACCGCGTCACGTTGATCACGCACCTCGAAGGCATGCGTCCGTAGACGTAGTCTCGCCATAGCCAGCTATCAACAGGAGCACTCAACGTGGCCCCCAGAACGACCCAGCAGCACGAGGAACCCGAGCAGGCCGAGGCCGAAGAGAACGAGGTAACTCGTCCCGAAGACCTTGGATTCCGCCGGGAGATCGAAGTCGAACGGGTCCAAGTTCGGCCACAAGCCCCCGATGATCAAGGGTTCGTGCAGATCCGCATGGGCCGCACCATCGAGGAGTTCACGTACGGCAACCCACACGTGCACTACCACTTGGAGGAGGGGAAGATCTACCGCGTCCCGGCGGGGATCGCCAACTACCTGAACTCCATTGGAGCCGTGTACCACTGACCAAGAGGAGATCCGATGGCGCGCCCCACGGTCTTGCACCAGGGGTTCTTCGTCCCCAACGCCCAGGACGTCACCAAGCCTGAACTGGCCGAGCCAGATCGGATCGACTTCAACATCTCCGGGAACGCCCGGTGGGGGGTGCTGAGCGGCTGCCTGGTGACGGTGAGCGGGGCGACGGCGAGCAACACGGCGGGCACTGCGCTCGTCAACGGCGTCCTTGTGGACGTCGTGGCGGGCCAGAACACTCACGTCGGCTCAGGCGGCACCCAGTCGCGCTTCGACCTCGTCGGCGTCGACAACACGGGCAAGCTCGTGACCGTTGCGGGCACGCCCAGCCTCGACCCGGTGTTCCCCGACCCGCCGACCACCGTCACCGCGCTCGCCGCGGTGCTGTGCTCGGCGGGCGGTGGTGACTACAGCGACCAGGTCATCGACAAGCGCAACATGCTGGCCGACTCGTTGCTCACCAAGCTCTCGCCCACCGCTGACCTGATCATGAACCGGAACGGTTCAGGGAATCTCTTCCACGTCGATGGTGCAGGCAAGACGTCGTGGGAGAACGACGTCTCGATCGAGCGCATCGACTTCGGCCCCACGGGGGCGCTGCGGATCACGCCGAACCTCTCCGTCGATGACGCCATCGCCGCCGGGGGCAACATCACTGCGGCCAAGAACGTGACGGCGACGCAGAAGGTCAGCGGCTCGAACCTCCGCAACTCCTCCGCAGTACCTAGTGACGCCTCAGGGGCCGCTGGTGACATCTTCACGCACACGGCCACCGGCAAGGCGTACATCTTCCAGGGCGGGCACTGGGAGGAGTTGGCGACGCTCAAGTCGTCGGTGCCCACCGGCACCGTGATCACCAGCCTCCAGGCTCCGAGCTACATGGGCCCGCTCGGGTGGGTGTCGCTCGACGGCTCGCTCGTCACCGAGGTCGAGGTGCCGTCGCTGTTCACCATCCCGTCGCTGGCGATCTACATCAACACGCCGCCCTCGGGCCCGCGCACGATGGCGCTGCCCGACGCTCGCCGCCGGGTGATGCTCTACAGCCCCGACGACGTCGGCAAGCTCGGTGGCCAGACCAGCATCGCCGTCGCGCTGGCCAACATGCCGCCGCACAAGCACAACACGGTCGTGCAGCAAGGTGGGGGAGCCAACCCGCAGGTCCGCATCTCGCGCAACGGCATCCACCGCCACAACATCTGGGGCGGCGAGCACGGCCACCCGATCAACGACCCCGGGCACGCCCACAACGGGGCCGATCACATCCTCGGCGGTCAGTTCGTGTGCCTGGCGTGGGGTGGCAACAACAAGGTCGACGCCCTCTTCAATGACCGCAGCCACACGTACTCGGTGGAGAACGCCGAGTGGACTCGCGCTGCCACCACCGGCATCACCATCGGCTCGGCCGGGTCCGAGCACGCCCACGCCATGGACGACCAGGGCGACCACGACCACCAGGCGACGATCGACGCCATCGCGCCTCACCCGCACGGGGTTCAGGAGGACACCGTGGGTGGCGGGGCTGCGATCCCGTTCACCCCGGC